CTGGTGATACCATGAGTAAATTGTTGCCCCGTCCACAAGTATTGAACCAACTTCAACGTCGTTACCCTCCCATACTTCTACTGGAGATATAACGGGGTTGGAGGCAAATTTTGTCCACGGTCCATCTGGAGCGGAAGCATTCGCGTAGCCTATCTGGTTGCCCCCCGCACTGTCCCGTCCGGTGTAAAGTGCTCGGTAGTCTCCGGCCGCTACTTTAACGACGTTCAATGACCAAACTCGGCTATCGTCCCACGAACCACCTGCTCCGGGGCTTAATATGACGCCGATCTCTGTCCAGGTTACGCCGTCGGTAGATGTCCAAAGGTAGATGTCGTCAAAAAACGCCGGACCTGTGCCCGTAAACTTAAACCCGTACATATAGAACGTACCGGCTTCCTGAAACATGCGAACAAATTGCGCCGGTCTGAACGGGTAGTCGTCCCGCTTAAATTGGTTCCAGTCGGAAGGCGGTTTGCGGTTGCTTGCATAATTAACTATATCAATAAAAACGCCCGACGCTTCGTTCCCGTACCTGCTAGACCATTCTAGCGTTCGAACCCCCTCTATAACTGATAAACCCACCTCCCTACCGTTTGCTATCACAACATCGACGGCTTGAGCGTTAGCTATTGAGGATTCCGGTCCAGAGTTTATAAATAAGTAGGATGGGTCGAGTTGAACACGCTGCGAACCCATCGGCCTAATTCTAATTCCCACTCGTCCGCCTTTTGTACTCTGTTGCGCTACCTGCCCTGCAAGAAAGTTGGAAGACCCAGGAGCAATAAACTTATACAGTGCAACGCGATTCCATGAGGTATCGGCCGGGTCTGAGCTAGACACCAAGCGGACACCCGAAGACCCTGTTTCCTCCGGAACTGTAATGAGGTGCGTACCATTTTCGTAGCTAGTTATCGGACGCCATGCGGGGGTTCCTGCACTGTCTAACCGTGCCCACGCAATTAAGCGAACTCCTGAGTAGGTGCCAGAAAAAGCCCAAACGGGCGTATCTTGGTGGACGGCCATCACTGTGACGGAATCGTCTGTCTTTTTAAGGAGGTACACCGCGTACCATGTGTCTGCGTCGCGGTTGCCTTGGTAGATTCCGCGCTCACCGGACACCGAGGCGTCCACGAACGACCCTCCAGAAAGCTGTATATCTAACAATCCCGCTCTGTCGGTGGCGTAGCCTTTGGCGATTTCTATAACAGCCTCTCCACGGCTTTGAGAGGTCCGTATTTCGAGGCCTGAAATTTCCCCCGGAACCACAGAAGAGCCACCGCCGGGAAGATTTAAAAGCTGGCTGCCGTCCACCGACGGGAGCCCCGGCGCACCCTCCACATCTTCCAATTGCACCATATTGCCCGTCTGGTCGCCAGTGTCGCGGGAAGCGGCTGTGCCCGCCGTTTTTATGACGTTTGTGCCGTCCGAACGGGCCCCGTAATACTCGCCTTTAAAAAGCACGAACCCGGTACCGGAAACCGTGCGGAACGTTAGCGAAAAAGCCCCGGTGGTGCTGTTAAGAACTAGCCACCGCCTAGGAGCTTCCGGAACGGTTACGGCGATATCGGCCGTTATTTCTCCGGTGAACACCAAAACCCCCACCGCTGACTGCTCGGTGGAAAGCGTAAAAGTTACGCCACCCGACACGTCAACCACCAAAGCGCCCGTCCGTATGAACAGGGCGTTAATCGCGTCTAAATATTGCGACGCGCCCACGTGGTCGGAGTTCCCGGTCGGAACTATCCCCGCCTCGTCTAAAAGCGCCTGTTGAAAGCCGAATAGATCGTTCACAAGCGCGGCCTCCCACGGCGTGCCGGTGCCGTCGCCGGGCACCGTTATGTTGCGCGCTTTGCCGTATGGGTACTCGGCGTCGCCGGGTGCAATCTTTCCGGGGTACTGCGTTTCGGGATTAATAGCCATTTTTACAAACTCCTACACGTATTCTACGAGTATACCTAGCCACTGTTGGGCCGGGCAAATTTTAAGACAAAGCGCCTCGAACTCGTCTTTCCGGGCCGGCTCGACTTGCGCTAGTTGGCCGAAGGGCTGCCCGCCTATGTAAAGAAAGTACGGCCACTTTGACGGGTCTTGAGGGACGGTGTAGGGCGTTACTTCCTCACGGAACCCGCCATAGTTTCCGCAAGTCGCCAGGTCTTCGCCGCACGCTGCCAGGTCTTCGCCGCATAGCGGCTCAATGTCCGGAACTGTGCGCAAAATTTTATTCACAAGCGGATAGCCAGCAGGGTTTAAACTATTGCCCGCCAGCGCAAATTCCTCGCCGCACGCTGCCAAGTCTTCGCCGCATTCAACTAAAATGCGAATTTTTGTGAACTCTCGCCGTAGCCTTTGCAGCGGACTACGCGCTGTTGCGCAACCGGCGACGCCTACGGCCGGTTCGGTTCCTGGAACCCACCACTCGTGCACGTAAACATCGAAACCACGGGCGCGTAATGTGTCCTGTATGTACCGGGGGTCCTGCCCGCCCAAAGCCCCCCAGGCGGCCGAAAGTCTGTCCCGCCGTTGCGACTCCGAAAGGTCCACACCCGGCAATCCGAACTGTTCCTCCCATGCGGACACTTCGCGGGTAGTTTTCGGGAATATGTCAAGCCAAACCAAGTCAACGAAGTCGCGCGCGGGGCCTAACGCTTCCGACAGCCCGGAGAAAAACGCCCGAAGGTTCTTGTCTACGGTCAGGCTCCACGCCTTGCCCCGCGGCAAAAGGTGCCGGAGCGTGCGAAAGAGAGTCATAGCCAGGACACCGTTTCCAGCTTGGCTTTCTCACCCGCCCCAAGGGAATAGATGTCGATAACCACCCCGTTAAGCTCCAAAAGAACGCCGACGAATATCCCGCCCCGAGAGGAAACCACGTCGTCCACTACGCCGCCCAGGGCGCTTCGGGTTATCCGGTCGTTACGCGGGGGCGTCGAAAGTCCCACGATGTACGGCGCTCTTCCCGCGAAGTACCCGTCCAGCGCTTTTTCTATCTGGTCCCGTACGGCGCCCAGGTCGTCCACGACCAGGCCCGACACGCGAACGTCGAACCCCAGCCGGTTAATGGGGAAGACGTTGACCAAAGCGCCCGCCGGGCGCCTGGACGCCAGGCCGGACTGGTCAAGGTTTACGGCGTCCAGAACCGACTGCAGTTGCGCGCCGGTGGGTATCCCTTCCGGGCTTCCGCTACTCGCTTGTGTGGCCTCGACAAACAGATCGACCTGCCCCGGGCAGTCGCTTGTGTACGGGTACACGTTTAGGACGCCGGCGACCTCTTCGCCCCACTGTTCGTAATCTGCGTAGGCGCCACCCTGGGGGGTTTTCTGGAAGCGGTCGATCACTCGCTGGCGGTATGCGCCCTCGCTCTCCGCGTTGGCCGCGGTGGTCGTCTGCGCGGTTACGACGGCGGTGCGCGCGACGTTTGAAAGCGGGTTAGCGAAAGAAACCTCGTCGCCCGGTTCAAGGTTCCCCAGGGCCCCCAGGCCGCCGCCGTTGGCCTGGTCGCTTGCCGCTCGAATAGTAGCCGGCACCGTAGCCGCACTGAGGGCCACCGCGCCAATCGTTATGTAGGTCACGCCGTTCGCGGAGTTTATAAGCTGAGTGCCCGACGGGAGTGGGCCCGACAGACTTTCCACGGCTATGTCTATTTTAAGTTCCGCCGCCGTGGCGGGCACTGGGTCGCCTACACCGACGAGGCGCCCCCACTCGACAAGGGGCCGGACGGTGACGCCGTTTATTTGCGTTGGGTCTATCGTTGCCGTTTGGACAAACTGCTGTAGAAGCGAAAAGCCGGCGTACTTGTAGAGCAAAATGAAAACGCCCGACAAGGCTTTCGCCAGAACCCGCAAAAAAGAGCGGGGCAACAGCGGAATGCTCTGGTTTAGAGACGTTTCAAGCTGGGCGATAATGTTGTCGTTTATCTGCCGTGTTGTCGGTGTTGTTAGGCTCATCGCGCTTCCGCCTCCCAGTTTTCGAAGAACTCAATCGTAGAGGGCGGCCCCTCCGCGTTAATGGTCGCGATTATGCGGACCCGGTTTAAGCCCGGCATGCTGGCGGCCGCTGAAATCTTAGTTGCTACGCCCGTTTCGACCATCCAACCCAGGTCGCGAACCGCCGCCTGTTCTAGCCGCCGCAAATTGGCCGGGACGGCGGCCAGGGACCGGAGCAGGTGCTGGGTTTCGCTGCGGTACTGGCGTTGCGGGTCCGGCTCGTTAACGTTGCCCCACCAGGTTTGCGGGTTGCCTGGCTGCCCGTTGTCGCCTTCGTTGCCCCCGAAGAGTGAGAGGTACGCCGCGGTTTCCAGGCCGCCCGACATCTCCGCCAGCCCCCCGGACACCCGCACGTCGCCGCCGTCGTTGGTCTGGAAGAGTAGAACGTCGCCCTGCTGTTCGCTCATTGCATCGGTCCCGTTGGCTGTTCTGTGTTCCCGGCGCTATCGTTCGCCTGGGCGTGATTGTGCTCGGCCACTTCAACCCCGCCAATAGTCGCGGACGGCGAAACGATGCCGGTGGGCGTCGTTATCTGCCCCGCCGGCGTGATGATAACCCCGTTAACTACGAAGTCCCCGCCGGCTTGAAGCTCAAAAGACCCCGCCGCATTCCGCCCCAGTATAGACCCGTCCGCGCTCAGGGTCACCGACCCGTTGCCGTTTTCCGCTTCGAACGACCCGTCCGGCGCCAGCGTAGTGGTTCCGGCGGCGTTTTCAGCAATCACGGTGCCGTCGGCTTTCAGCCAGTGGTCTGCGGCTACCGCCCCGGCGGAGTCCCGGGAGTATATGCGCTTTTCGCCGGCCTGGGCTTTAGGGGTGTTCTTCGGGTCAATGTAGCCAACGGCGGCAACCCGTCCGCGTTGCGGCGTTGCGCCGGCGTAAACGTAGTCCGTATTGAGCGGGAACGAGTCGTCGCCAGGCGGTGCGAAGTGTTCCGCCGTCAGGTTCGGCCCTCCGCCCGGGTCCATCTTCAGGTCGCTTACCTGGGCGCCGTTTCGGGACGCCCGAACAAACGACAGGATGCGGCCAATCAGTCCCATGGTAGTGCCTCCGGAATCTTTCCGCTGAAAGAGCCCGGAAGAACCAGGTCCAGCTCTGCCGATTCGTTGTCGCCGGTGCGATCAAAGCGAACCGACCGCACCACGAATTCATAATCCGAATAGACCATGGCGCCCGGGGCGTTTAAGACCACGGTAGTGTTTGGCCGCCAAAGCGCACCGGACGGGTCGCGCCAGGTGCTAACCTGCACTCCGTAAGCGGCCATGTTCCCGAACATGCGGCCCGCTTTGGCCTGCACGGAGTCTTGCATGGTGCCGCCCTGGGTGTCCGGGCTTTTGAAGGTGTGAGGGCGTATAACGCCGGCCAAATACGGGTTGCGCACGGTGTATTGCGACCCGCTGGTACCGACCAGGACCGACTCAAGACCGGTTATGTGGCTGTAGTATTGCTGGGGCGAAAAGAACGGCGACACCCCGAGAACCGGCGAAGCGCCCTGGCGAAGAACAGCGACCGGCGACCCGGGCTTTACGGATTGCTGAAAGAGCGCCCGGCCGTCCGGGTCGCTTGATACGACCAGGCCCCGTTGCTGGGCAAGGCCGGACAGGAACCCGAGTACGTTTTCGCCGGGGTCCGCCGCGGCCCGCTCAAAGACGGATCCGCCCGGCCCGTCGAATGTCGCCTGAATGCCGAAGGGCTGGCAAAGCGCCGAAGCAATGCCCGGTAGGTCCTGGGCGTTGAACTCGACCGGAAAAGCCGACGCCGGCGGGGTGCAATCTTCAAGAACCCCCGGCCGCGAATAGCCCGACACGGACACCGTGGTGCTCCCCCGGGAAAGAGAGGGAACGACGCCGACAAGGGTGCCCGTGAATAGCGGAACGCCGCCCACGGTCACGACAAGCGGCTTAAAGCTGAAAGGCCGGAAGGTTTCGCGAAAGGCCGGGTCGTCCGGTTCAAACGGGGCGGAAAATTCCAGGGTGTCCATACTGTCCAGCGAACGGGTCAGGCGAAGTTCCGACCAGAAACGGAAGCGAACGCCATCCACCAGGACCGCCACTTCGTTCGGGCGGGCCGCCGGTGCCTGGGTGGGCCGGTTCGCCGGTTCGCCGGGTATTTCTGGAACCGTAACGACGGTGCCCGGTGCCAGCGGTGCCAGCACGCCAGGGTTCGCTTGCGATAGGTTCCGGGCGTACTTTTCGGTGCCGTATGCCCGTCGGGATAGGCTCTCGAAGGTGTCGCCGGCGTTAGACGTAATAAACAATGCGGCGGCCCTCCGGTAGTTCCAAAATCTCCGAACCCGTCAAACTGTTCGAGCTGATAAGGAAGTCGAGCTGGTCGTCTACCGACCCGTAAAGCTCCGCCGAAAGGTCCACGATAGTTCGCGCACGGTCCAGGACCACGGCGCGCTCTTGCTTTAGCGAAAACGAGATGCCGACCAGGAACCCGGCGGTCAGGGCCACGGCTTCTTGCAGCCTTTGGTACGCTCCGCCGGTGTCTACCGCCGCAAGGGCCGCGTAGTTTTGTTCGCGCCACGCCTCCACGTTTGAGAGCTGCCCGAGTATCGACTCGGCGGCCGTCAGGGCGGCCGCTTTCGTTTCAAACTGGGCGTTAACCGCCGAAACCACCGACCCGCTCACGTACGAAGACGCGAAAACGTCCCGCGCGTAGAACGTGTTGGCCCCCTGGGCGTCGCCACCGCCAGAAACCACCGCCCCGTCGCCGGACAGAAGCGACGAAGCCAGGCCGCTGTACGCATCCAGGCGGGCCGATACCGCCGCGGCGGCGCGCGCCGGGGCCTGGATAAGCAGGGTGGTTTGAAACACCAGGTCGAGCGGCGTAG